TCCCTGCACGACATCGTGGATGGCGTGGCCTATCGCGAAGGTGATGGCCAGCTCAGGCTTGATGTACTCCTTCGGGGCAATCTCGCCGGTCACGTCGTAGTACAGCCGCAGCACGCACTTGTAGGCACTCGAGGGGTGGATGACTCCAATCTCCCGGGGCTTGGGCGGGGCGAGCAGCCCTTCGCCCCGGCACGTCTTGCATTCCTCCGGCTTCCGCTTCCTGAGGATGTCGTTGTAGTCGTCGAGGGTCAGCCCCGTCCGGGCCCCGTCCATCTTCATCTGCTGAATCAGGTCCGCTTTGACCCGGATGAGGCTGATGACTTCCTTCAGCTCTGCGTCACTCAGCTGCTCCAAATGGTCAATCGAGGTGATCTGCACGGTGGTCCTTGTAGAAGTTGAAGAGCTCCATGAAGTCCGCGTCCCTGAGGACTCGGTACTGCTGGTGCAAGTTGTCTTCGAAGCTGATGGTCAAGACTGGGATCTCATCCCTTTTGGCAGCTGAGGCGACCTTCTTCAGATCGTCCAGCTTCAGCGAGAAGGAGCGAGCTCCTGTGGTCTTGTTCTCGTCCCGGAGGACGCCAGGGACCTTCACGTCGCCCTTGTCGTCCATGGCCCCGGAGTTCACCGTGACCTGGCCGCCTTCCTGCTTGGCGTTGTACTTCTCCTGGCGAGTAGACCGCCCACGCGCCGTCCTCCGCCTGCTCCGGGGCTTGGACCGGGCTGAGCTCCGAGAGACCAGCCTTCCGCACCCCGGGCACGCGAGCCTGTGCCCCACCGGGGCCTCAGGCATCTCACCTTCGAACCCGCAGGCAGAGCACGAGCCGTTCACAGCACGTACGAGCAGCCGTGCTCGCGCAAGATTTCAAGCTCCAGGTCGGCCAGGAGCCCCTCCTTCTGGACGAACTTCGCAGCAGCTGCCAGACCGTTGCCGATCTTGATGCCCTGGTAGGTGTAGTGGCTGCCGCTCTTGTCGACGATGCCGCACTGAGCAGCCAGGGTGACTGCCAGAGCTTCACGGTCGATGTCGACCCGGTCCATGATGTAGTCGTAGTCGCCCGTGTGGCCCTCGTAGCCACCAGCCTTCTGCTTGGTGATCTCCCACTTGATGGTCTTGCCGACCTTCCGCTTGCGACCCTTCACCGTCTTGGAGATGTTCCCAGTCCGGGTGAGCTCGATGGTGACGTAGCGGCCGTGCTTCAGAGACCAGCCCCCGGTCTCCTTGGTCTGCTTCATGTTGCCGCGAGCCTTCAGGTTGTCCCGGACCTGGTTGATGCCGATGACGCAGGTGAGGTTGGGCTCACCCTTCTTGTCAGGGGCCAGGGCAGCCGTCAGCTTCCGCATCAGCCGGGTGTTGAGGCCGGAAGGCCCTGCCACTCGAGCAGCGTCCTCGAAGCTCTTGTCCTGGTCTTCCTCTGGGAGGACGGACCCGAAGGAGTCGATGACGATCGCGTTGAAGTCCCGGCTCTCCGTCAGGTCGATGATGATGTCGAAGCTCTCCTCCGCAGTGCAGGGCGGGACGATGATGAAGGTGCCGATGGTCGTCTTCCGCTCAGCCCGCTGTTCCGCGGTGAGCGGGAGCAGCTTGAAGCCCTTCCTGCGTGCGTTGTCGGCATCGAGCTCCTTGTCGCTCATGGCGACTCGGACACCGCAGCTGTTGGCCTGGCCCTTGTCGTAGGGGAACTCCAGTCCGATGATGGCGATGGCACAGTCTTCGCCGTAGATCTTCTGCTGCTCCCGGAGGACCTGGTTGATGAGCCAGTTCTTGCCCACAGAGGGCTGACCGATGACCATCGACAGGCCGCCCGCAGGGAGCCCCCCATTGAGGGCGATGTCCAGATCCGGGATGCTCGTGGGGAGCCTCTTGATGGCCCACGGCATCGTGTACTCGTCGCCCTTGAAGATGTGGCCCGGGTACCGCTTCTTCATGTCGCCTACGAGAGCACCCAGGCGTTCTTGCTTGGTGAGCTTGCTATCGCCGCGGGTCTTCTTCCTTGACGTCGCCATCTGGCTTCTTCTCCCAGGGCTCTACGCCGCACCGCGAGCAGTGCGGGACGAGGCCCTTGTAGTTGACGTTTCCGTTGCCGCACTGGGGACAGGGGCGTCCCTCCTTGCTGGCAACCTTGCTGACTTCGGTTTCCGTCACGACACCGTACTTGTCCATCTTGACCTCCAGGTCTGAGGAGTGTGAGTACAGCCTAACCCAGGACGATCTCGTTGAGGCGGTCCCGGAACGAGCGATGTGGCTTGATGGTGAGGAGCACCCGCCTTCCAGTAGCTCCATGCTCCAGAGCGTTGCCGCCGATCTTCCTGGTGGTGGTGCTGACGGTGAAGAGCCCTCGGAGCTTGATGGCCCCCTGCTGGATGAGCTCGGTCTGCATCTCCTGCAGAGCGACGTCGAGTACCTGTCCAACGATGCTCTCCGGCAGGCCTGTCCGCCTGGCGACCTTCTTTCGCAGGACCGCCGTCGTGAGGTTGACGGTCCTACTCACCTTCGAGCACCTTCCGCTCAGCCGCGAGGTCCCGGTCCAGGGCCTCCTCGTCGGAGTACTTCTTCGGGTAGCGCACGCGCAGCTTGGCGATGTTCCGCCGGAGGGTCTCCTCGAGACTGTGCACGGCCCGCAGCTCGTGCAGGTCACTGATGGACCGGTAGATAATGGCGAGCAGGGCCCCGACCTCGGAGAGGTCCAGCGGCTTGCCGTAGAAGGCGTGCTTCTTCGCGGCATCATTCCAGTCTCCGATAGCGGAGAACAGCTCTCGCTCGACATCTGCTGCCGTGACGTGTGTCGCCTGCGAGAGAGGCGCGGCCATCATCTCCCCCTGCTTGGACAGCCCGAACGGGTTCAAGCTCAAAGCGTCGACGGCGATGGCCCAGTACCACATCATGTCGCCCAACTCCTCGAGGACGTTGATGTCATCGTCCAGGTAGCGGGCCTGCAGGTACTCGCCGATCTCGCTGGCCATGCCCACCGAGCTGTGCAGCAGCCGGACTGCCTGGGTACCGTGGATGCAGTGCATCCCTTCGTAGGAGTCGTCGTACTCTGCGGCACTGAGGGCGGGCATGCTCTCAGTCCGACAGGCGTCCTTCACATAGGTCTCGAGGTGGCTCATGGGATCTCCGGAGAAGTAGAAGGTGATGGTGAATCGCTGGTCCGGCGGCATGACGACCAGCGGCGGAAGGCGGATCATTCCTCTCCTCCTACGGGCCGGGTGAAGATGGTCTCGATGTCCTTGTAGGGCTCGGGAGTCACCTCTCCGATCTCCAAGGTGTCTTCCAGAGGAGAGCTGCTGTCTCCTTCGTGCATGCAGGTGTTGTGGCCGTCGTTCCAGAGACAGCCGGTGTGGTCGTTGTCGCAGCCCCACGCCGGCGTGCCATCTGGATCGGTATCAGGGGACCGAGCGCACGGAAGGCCCCAGACGGCCCCACACTCGCCCATGCACCTGGCCTCTCCAGCGCCGTACTCGATGGTGCCGCTCTGGCAGCTGGGACACTCGAGCCCCGCTTCTGGAAGCGTTTCCGCCGTCTCGTCAGGCATCAGTCCTTCTCCAAAGTGATGTCTACGTCTATGTGGATGTGGACCCTGTGGGCTGGAAAGGCCGGAGCGACCATGACGCACCAGGAGCCGTCCGGACCCTTGGTGACCTTCCCGATCTTCGTCCTGTGGATCTCTGGAAGAGTTCCCTGTACCAGGTCGACCTGCATCTGGAGGTAGGACCGGACGTTCTCCGCCGTCTCGGGCTCACCGATGTAGTGATTGAGGCTCCTTCGCAGGTGATCTACTAGTAGGGCCTCGGACAGTTCTTTGCTCATACCTGCCTCTTGAAGGGGATCTGGGCCCTCGTCGATGAGCTTGCGGTTCTCTCGGTCGTTGTCGTTCATCCGACTGGCCTCCGGACGCAGAACCACACCGGTACCCAGACGCCTCCGTCCTGGTCCTTGCAGCCGACGTCCTGCTCTGCGGCGAACGCCAGGCGGGGCGAGTCGATGATCTCGACGACCTCGGCGTCGAAGAGACCGCACGCCTCCGTGCCGGGGAGTCCGTCGACCATGCGGGCCTCTCGCGCCACCAGGTCCTCTGCGACCTCCTTCAGGCCGGCTTCCACACCGAGCACGTCTCCGTTCTTCAGGTCCTTCGACCACTGGAGGAGCTGCTCGACCATGGGCGTGCCCATGATGCGCTCGACGGTCACGTTGTCCTTCTGGACCTCGTAGAAGTCGGCGTCATCGATGGTCTCCTTCGGGTCGGCGACGAGTGCCAGCTCCCGAGCTTCCGCGCGGCTTCCCGCCTCGATCTCGTGAATCTCCTCCACCCTGGTCAGGGCAGGTACGATCACTCTCCACTTCATCGCCTCGTCCATGTTTGCTCCTCTGGATCGTTGGTGTTTGGGGCCCGGTCTCCGCACTACCCTTTTGCATCTCCCCAGTTGTCCCCCTCTTCAATGTCGATCTCGACGGGCACACGCATGGGGAACGGGTTCTCCATGAGCTCCGTGATGCGACGCTTCGCTGGGATGGCGTAGTCGTCATCGTCAGGCACCTCGAAGATGAGCTCGTCGTGTACCTGCAGCAGCATCCGCACGCCCAGCTCTCGCAGCTCTTCGTCCGCCTCGCACCGCAGCATCGCCTCGTTGGTGATGTCTGCTGCCGAGCCCTGAATGCGTGCGTTGGGGGCTTGCCGCTCCGCCTGCTTCATCAGCCCACGCTCGGAGGACACGATGTCAGGCAGCCGTCGAGGATGGCCAATGAGGGTGTAGACCGCGAGTTCTTGTCGGCATTGATGCTTCGTGTCCTCGATGAACTCCCCGACGGCAGGGTAGATGTCGTTCAAGTAGTTCTTGATGAGCTTGTCGGCTTCCGGACACCAGTCGCTCGACTTGCCGTTCTTGAACGTCCGCTTCACGATGGGCAGGCCAAGCTGCATCCCCAGCTTCAGCGCACCAATACCGTAGATGATGCCGAAGCCGGTGCTCTTGAGCTCCCCACGCTTTGCGGCCAGCAAGGCCTGCTCAGGAGTCGGATTGGCCGCGGCCTTGGCTGCCTTCACCTCGTCGTAGGTGAGCCCGGCAGGGATGCCCGGAACGCCTCGCTCGGACGCCAGCACGACCGTCTGGCAATGAAGGTCCAGCCCCTTGTTGATGGCATCGATCATGCCCTGGTCACAGCTGAAATGGGCCATGATGCGCATCTCGAGCTGGCAGTTGTGAGACAGAAATCCTTCGCAGATGAAGGTCTTGGTGCTGGTCTGAATCGCCACCACCTCCCCGTCTTCGAGCCGCTCGATCTTGGTGACGCGAACTACGGGAGTGTGCGCCGACCATGTCCTCTTGCCATCCCACAAGATGTGGGCCTTTTCCAGCAATCGTGCAGGGCGGAACATTCCAATGGCCCGCAGACCTCCCTTGTTTCCGTAGAAGTCCAGCTGCTGCACATCATCCTTCTTTCGCAGACGACGTCGGACCTCCAGCTCCGGGAACTTTGTCAGGGAGGATTCGATCTGCCGCAAGCACGCATTCGGCCTCTGAGCCATGCTCACTTTTCCGCTTCTTGTGGCGCGGCCTTCCCCGTCGAGGATCCCCGAGAGGTAGCCTGCATCCCATCCCTGGGCGGTGTCCCATGGCTCTGCGAAGAACCCGATGCGGTCCCCCAGTTCGAGCTCGTCGGTGCGGACCCAGGAACGCCGCCGACGCTTCCATGTCTCTCCAGAGCCCCCAACTACCCACTGATGGTCGCCGGAGCAGATCAGCTCGGCTCCGTTGTCCATGGTGACCTTGAACCGCGGCTTGGTGACCCGCTTGCACCCCTCGACGACAGAGCTCTTCAGCTTTGCCCGCGAGAGCTTCTCATCGAAGCCGATGAGGCGATCCCCTTCCTGGACCTCACCGGCGGGGACCCATCGAAGGTCTTCCGTCAGCAGCCTCATCGCGGAGTCAACGCAGTAGTCCGCCACGATGAGGCGCATCGGGAAGTCGTCCGGCAGGTCCGGCCCTTCTACGTCCCGCAGGTGCTCCATGCACAGCATGGGATCGACATCGCCAAAGAGACCAGCCACGAAGAGCTGACGAATCCGCTTGCCCCACACCGGATCCTTGGCCGGGATGTTTTGCCTTGATGTTACGGACCGCCCGTTTCCGGCGGTCCTCTCTCGGTTTCCCGAGAGAGCAGACCATATCACCACGTCTTTTGACGTGCCCCGCGCTTCGGCCCCACTTAGGGCCTACTCGCTTGCGCGATGGTCGTTGGACCTTCACCACGTAGGTGTCTTGTACAGCAGCGCAGAAGGAGCAATCTTTCTGGCCATTGTCAAGATCTGAACAGCAATAGGCTTAGGCACAATCCAGACCTTGTTCCTCTCGGAAGCACGGCTGTTGTTCTTTGCCACTCGCCCAGCAGACGCAGTACCGAAGCGGTCACGGGCCCAGTCCAGGACGAAGTCCGGGTCAGAGCTCAGTTCTGGGCCCAGCGAGATGCTGACCCGCAGGCTTCCGCCATCGTTGCGGCGGACAGTACATCCGTCGTCCAGGAACCACATTCCCAGCCCCAGGTCTGAGAGACCAGACAGTGCCTCAAAGCAGTCGAGCTGCTCATGGGCGTCAGTGAAGTCGGGGTGGACAAGCGAGGTCGCAGTCCAGATGGGCTTGGCATTGGCGTAGGTGCTGTCCTTCTTCCGGTTCCTCACATTGACTGAGCCGCGCAAAGAAGCAGGGAGCAGGTGCTCTTGCTTCCAGCGGACCCAGTCTTCGCAGATAGAGGACCAGATGATCTTGCTGTTCTTGCACTCCGGGTGCCGCCAAAAGTGTCCGTCGCCGAGACGGGCATTGGTGATGGCTTCCGAGAGATCTACACAGGTGCTTGGCTGCTGATTGCCCATTTCTTCACCCTCTAACAGGGTGTATATCCCTTGTGGGATGTTCATCCAAGCTCTTTTCGGCCCATCGCGCTTGCCGTTTCCAGCTACGCTGTGGGGGCTTGGCTTTAGGGGGTTCCAGCAGTTCACGGGGTTTTACAACCTCCAGATCAAAGGTTGGGGCTGGCCGAGTTGTGGTGGACCAGGCCCTGCGCCACGTACGACGCGTCCTCTTCTACCGTCAGGTCCCAGACCTGACGGGTTCCTACGGGCTTGATGGTCGCAATGCGGCCGGGAACAAGTCTCATTCTTCCTCCTTGGCGATTCGAAGAACCTCATCGCCCTCTGTGAGTTCGCTCAAGTGCTTCCAACCCGACGGGGTCAGGAAGCGGTGCTCCATCGTGCAGATGACGCTCTCCCCAGTAGCGAGAGTCACCTCGAACATCTCCTCCTCCCCCTTCGGGAAGCAGGCCAGAATCCTACGCTGACGAAGCTCGTGAGTCAGGATGGCCGTGGTGCTGTCCAGATGCTCAGGGAGATCCCGAATAGGGAATGTCCCTGCACTGGTCTCCAAGAGCGTTCCGCCATCCACGCAGGCCAGCCGCCAGGTGCGGGCTCCAATGGACTTCAGCTGAGTGTGGATGCGGCCCCGACGGTCGGCCCACTTGGGTAGCGCCTCCATGTAGGTGCCGTTCAGCTTGTCGTACTGCCGGAACCGAAGGACCAGCTCCGCCAGCTCGTTGCCCTTGCCTGCAAAGGTCTCGAGGGTGGCTTTGTCCGTGGAGGGCATCTTGATGCCGCTGGCACCCCCAGACGTCAGCTTTCTGGGCGGGTCGCCGAAGGGGTCGACCCACTCTCCGTTCCGGTCCTTGGTGAAGAAGACCTCTCGCAGCTGCTTGGGGCTGCCGACGTTGAACTCAAGGCTTCCAGTGACCTTCACGACCTTCCGCGCGACGTCCTGGAGGTACTTACGCATGTCGACGCTGTATGCGCGGGCACGCTCGGCATCGAAGGCGAAGCCCCGCCGCTCCATGTTCCAGAGGGTCCGGATGAAGGGGATCCGCTTTTCCTCAGAGTGGTCGAAGAGGGTGAGGGGTTCCTCGCCCTCCATGACGCCCTCCGTGACCATCTCCATCTCGTCGTCGTCGAGCTCGTGCCGCAGCCAATCCACCAGAGTGTACGAGGCCCAGGCATCCAGCGAGGCGTAGTCGGACACCCGCTCTCGGAGCTCCTCGAGGGGGTCCCCATCCAGGGAGAGCTTCTCGAGCATCCGGTCCCATAGGAGCCAGTGGGCTTCCTCGATGAGCTTCTTGTCTTCCATGACGGAAGCCCAGGCAGGCCGCTCCTTGTAGTTAGGGAGCTCCGGGCCTCCGAGGAACTGCACGAAGTCAGAGACGTACCCCTGGCGGCCTGCGGTCTTAGAGGCAAGCCCCAGGCTTCGGGCCACCGCGAGGAGAGGGCGAGCCTTGAGGATGCAGCCTGCCTTGATGGCCAGGTCGACCTTCTTCAGCATTTTCATCAGGAGCGGGTCTTCTGACTCCACGATCTTCAAGCGGATGCTCATGCGCAGGGCCCATGCCTGGGCTGCCTCCACCTCGCCCTCGTAGTCGTGGAGCTCGAGAATGTCATGGACCTCGCACATGGTCCGAACCTCGTCGTCCACCTTGCCGATGTCCCCGAACACCTGCTTGAACGGCGTCATCCGTAGTCCCAGGTGATCTGCTGCACAGCCCTTCAGGCCATGGCTCATTCGGTTCTCGTCGTACAGGAAGTCCTGGTCCATCGAGTCCGGGATCGGGCCGCGGATGATGATGCCGTGGTTCGCCGCCATGTGCATGTCGTACTTGGCGTTGGTCATCCGCTTTTCGACCTTGGGATCGGTCAGGAGAGGGACGAACACGGGCAGCAGCCGCAGCGGGGCACAGATGCGTGCGCCCGTGTTTGCTACGGAGAAGAACCGGATGCGGTCGCGCACCAGGTCAAGCCCAGTTGTCTCAGTGTCGAAACCGATGCCGGTCTCGTAGGCGGTCTCGTAGAAGTACTCGGCCCATCCCTCCGCCTCGTCCATGTCGTGGACGTAGGTGGGGAAGGGCGTCCTCACAATGGAAAAGGCCATGGGGTCTCCAGCTAAAGAGAAGGTGGGGACCCGCGTTAGCGGGTCCCCTGGTCAGTTGGCTTATGCCACCTGAGCCCCTCTCTTACCGGCTGCGCTTCCGACGGCCCGGACGGCGACGCCGGGGCTCCTCGCTCACGCTGTCGTCGTCCTCGACCTCTTCCGCCTTCTTGCCGTAGGTCTTGTACTTCGAGGACCGCCCACCACCCGTCTTCTTCGCGCTACCGAAGGGGTTGTGGCAGTTCAGCTTGGACGCGATGAGGCCGTTGTCCATGGGGATGTGGACCCTCTCGAAGTCGAACTGTGCGGTGGCCAGCTTCTCGATGCTGAACTCATCGCTGAACTTCCAGTTGCCGTCGTCGTCCAGGGCAGGGCTATCGCCCTCCCACTCGAGCAGCGTGGCCCCGTTGGCGAGCTCGAAGTCCGTCAGCGGAATGACCTCGTCGAAGATGAGGTCCGTGCTGGTGCCCTCGCCCCGCCTGCGGATCTTGACCACGACGTCGAAGGGCGTCAGGGCCTGCGGGTCGTCGCAGTTGTCGCAGATGGGCTCGACCACCGGGAAGCCCTGGTGCCCGCACTCTTCGCACCGCTGACGCTCCGCGGAGAACTCGGCGATCTCCGCCTCGTCCATCCCGTCATCGTCATCATCGTCGCCCTCGACGTGGGCCAGGGGCTCCTCGCACTCCTCGCACAGGAACACGATGGGCGTCAGGTCACCGCCGCACATGCACATCTTGGAGGAGGCATCCTCGATGCTGGCCAGCTGGTCCCGGAACTTCGGACCCAGCTCCATGTACTTCTTCGACATCATGCGGACTTCGCCCTTCTCGAGGAGGTCGTCGATGTCCGCCTCGATCCGCTTCTTGGCCTTCGGCTTGGTGACCACTTCCCAGTTCATGATGGGGTCGCCACGCTTGATGTTCTCACCGAAGTCCTTCTCGTAGTACTTCTTCTTCCCATCCCGGTCGGTCGCGTGGACGCGCTCGTACAGGGCGAGGTGAAGCATGTTGAACGAGTAGGTCCTCTTCAGCTTGTAGCCCATCCGCTTGTCGCCCTCCTCCATCCGGAGGCAGGGCAGGCAGTCCGCGTCGTCCTCGGAGCCTCCGACGGCCACAGCCGCGTCCAGCGCACAGCGCGTGGAGAAGAAGGAGCCGGGCCCCTTCGAGGCCACACGCACCGCGTGCGTGCCGCACGTGTGGTACGGAGCGGACAGCGGGTTGCCGTTCGAGTCCAGGTCCTCAGGGTTGTCGTAGTCAGCCCGGGTCAGGAGGATGTACGTGCCGGCAGCCTTCGGGATGTTGAAACGATCCCTCCAGTTGCCGCGCCAGCCGCCCTTGCCCTTGTTCTGAGACTTCTTGCTGCGAAGCACACTCCGGCGCAAACCGGTAGCCTTACGTGCCATTTGATCGTCTCCATTGAGTAGGAGTGAGTGGGTTGAGGATGGCTTCACGAACTTCATCGAACGTGAGGTCATCCGGCTGCAGATCGAACCTGAACGGGTACCGCATGATGTAGGTGTCCAGGCCCTTCATTCTATAACTCGCCTTCCTTGTTCCGATGCGTCCAGGAGCATCATCATCCAGGCAGAGGACAGTTTTTGTCCCCAGCCGCTGAAGAAATCGCAACTGGACATTGCTCAGGCTTGTCCCCATCAAGGCGACGGTGAGGGGAAACCCAGCCTGGACCAACCACAGGGCCGCTTTGAAGCCCTCGACGACGCAGACCGTCTGCCTCTGTGAGGAGCCATAGACCTGTGCGTAGACTTGTTCCCAGCGCCACATGTAGTCGTGGTTGCTGAAGGAGTAGCCCTTGAAGCCCAGGTCCCGCAGCTCCTGCTCGTAGACCACGTACTTTCCTGGGCCATCCCCGTGCACTGGCTTCCCGACGATGCCGGCAAGAACGCCGTGCATGTCCCTGACGGGGTACACGATGCGCTCGAGCTTTGGGTCGAACCCGACATCATTGTCCTGAAGGACTGCCTCAGAAAAGCCCTGTTCTAACAAGTCCACCGGAGCGTACTCGTAGAGTCCCAGCAGTCTTTCGGGGAGCGGGTAGGCGGCGTGGAACACTCCCTCCTGCTGGGCGGACAGCTTCTTTCTTGGTGCATCCTTCAGGAGTGGACGCAGCCTCTCCATCGTTCTGTCGACGAAGGAAGCCGGCTTATTCAGCTTCTTCAGGAGCTGGGCAAGTCCTCCCCCTCCGCAGCCAGCAAAGCAATGCCACTGTCCCGTGGCCTCGTTGAAGCTGAAGGAGGGCTTGGACCTTCCCGGCTGCTCCCCGTGGATGGGACAGAACCCCAGCCAGTTGCTTCCGGCCCCTCGTCGGAGTCCGGGGACCAGCCGGTCTACTGCTGTGATGACCGCGCCGCGCTTAGCGGCCCCCACCTACGGACGCAGGATGGAAGTCTTCCGCCGCTTCCGCCGCTTCCCGGTCTTGCCGAAGCTGCCCTTCCGCTTCTTAACCTCTGCCTTGGCCTTGGCCTTCACGTCGCTCTCCTCCTCGTAGTCCTTTGATTCCTTCAGGAACGAATCCACGTTCACGCTGTTCTGAAGCAGCGTGAAATCGCAGCCGGGCCAGGCGTTGACCACGAAGGGGTTCAGGACAGAGTCCCGGACCCCTGGGAAGGTCAGCATCAGCTTGGGCTTCCCGGTGGAGTGGTTCTTGGCCTTGAAGATGCGGGCCAACATGTCGCAGTCCTGGCCGATGGCATCTGCGAAGGCGACCTCATCCGTGTCGTCTCCCTTGGTCTTGCCGGCAGACCTGTTGGCCTGGGTGGTCCCGATGATGGGGATGTCCAGGTACTGGGCTGCGTCCTTGATGTCGCTCGAGATGTTGGAGATGGTCTTCCACCCACGGTCCCGAAGTCCAGTGCGGCCGTCCCGCATCAGATAGAAGCCGTCGATCAGCAGCAGGTCTGCCTTGAACTTCTCGGCCTCTGCCACCAGCGTGTCGACAGTCGCCCCCTTCTTGCCCCCCATCTCACGGTCGGAGATGAAGCTCATCGCAGCCCGCTGGCCGTCTTCCTGAGAATCCTTCTCCCAGTCCTCCAGGCTCTCCATGAGCTCGAAGAAGTCCTCACGCTCATCGTCGTTGAGGCCCGCTGTCTTCAGCTTCTCGTAGTCAATGCCGGTGATGAGGGAGGCGACCCGTCGGATCATCTGCTTCTTCGACATCTCCTTCGAGTAGCAGAGCACCCGACGGTTGTGCATCGAGTAGGCATGGACGCAGCAGTGGAGGGCCAGCCAGGTGTTGTGGACCGCAAAGCCCTCAACGACGAAGTTGGGATCCTGGCCGTCCTGGATGCAGATGTCGTAGCAGTCATGGCGGCCGACGGGGGTGATCTCCCTGATTCGATCCCACAGCACGTCTTGCTCTGCCACGATGCGAAGGGGCTCAGAGTCCCACTTGTTCGCCATCTTCATCAGAAGGGCTCGGCTGATCTTGCCCGAGCGTCGGAACAGCTTGCTCCGATCCAGGTAGGACTGGCCCATCTTTGGCCACTCCTTCCCTTCCTTCTCCCGCAGGATGAGCTGCATGAGTCCTTCGGAGTAGGGGACCCCGTCGACATTCCGCTTCGTGAACCGCTCCTCAGTCAGCTGGAAGAAGGCTTCCCGCTTGTGGGCGCACTCCACGTAGCCGGCCAGCTGGGCACACAGCTTCTGGTGCTGATCGAGCCCGGTCACCGTCACGATCCACTGACCCTTGCCAGCGTTCTCCGACCAGTAGGGGCTGCCCACTACTCCCAGACGGGACAACAAGTGCTTCACGCCATCGGCGAGTACCTTGCTTGCCGTGCACCAGGACACGGTGTACGGCTTCTTGGCCCAGACGTTGCCGTCGGTGTCCAAGAGTCCTGCCAGGAAAGCGCAGATAGCCTCACGTCCTGCGGTCAGGATGCCCTCGGGAACGTCCTTGTCCTCCGCCTTCTTGCCATGCATCCCAGCCTTTCGCAGGTAGGTCAGCAGCGGGTTGTCCGGGCGGCCAGGAGCCGTGATCCGGTACTCGCCCGGACGGTGTGCCTCGCGCATCTCACACTCGAACCGGCCAACCCGATGAGACAGCATGTCCACGACGTCCTGATCGTGGTTCGAGAACTGGACCCCGTTCCGCGCGTAGTTCCCGTCCCCAACCAGGGTGCCCAGGATCCAAGCCAGCTCCGTGCTGACGCCAGTCCCGTCCCATGCTGGAGTGTTCCTCGTAGTGGCGACCCAGTCCCCCACCTCGAGATCGCAGATGCGCTCGAAGGAGCCCTCGAAGGAGCCCTCAGGAACCATGAAGTAGTGCTTGTCGCCTGTCTCCACGGTGTAGCCAGACTCTGTCACGACCCGGACGCAGTCCTTCTCACCGCTGTAGACCCTCTTGGCCTTGGCCCACCGCAGCTTGCCAGTGGCCTCCGTGTAGGAAGGGACTTCGCACTCCTCAGGGAGTTCCTCGATGGGGACCAGCTTTCCGCTCCTGGTCATGATCTTCTGCCCGGCCACAACGCACTTCATCATCTTCGGGCGCGCATAGAAGACGAGCCACTCCTGGTCCTGCATCCCACCAGTGGACCTGTTCATTGGGCCCCAAGGCCACGGGATGCCCGTGATGCCTCCTGACTGCTCCATGGCCTCATACTCAGCCCGCAAGTCAGCAGCAGCAGACGAGATGAGCGTCTGGCTACTACGACTTGAAGAGACGCTGAGGTCTCGCAAGGCAGGCAGGAGACCCTGAAGGACAAGGTCGGGAGACTCCCCGCTGTCCAGGAGGTCATCCATCTCTGCTGTGATCTCTCGGATGCCCGCAGACACGTTGTTGTCCACGACCTCATCGATGAGCGCGGCGAGGGTGTCCCGGCTGGGGCAGAAGTCGAACTCCGGGAAAGTCCTCCGCACCCGCTCGTAGCTGGGAACCACTCCTCCAGGCTCGGTCTTGGTTCCAGGCTTGAGGACCTCAGCATGGAGCCAGGCGAAGAGCTCCCTTGCTTCTTCGCCCTGGAAGAGCTGGGAGGTGACGCCGCGGTGGCGGACCTCTTGAAACTGCCCGCGATCGATGATGTTGCTCAGCAGCTGCAGCTCTACATTGGCCATCTAAAGTGCCTCCTCGGCGTCGTCGATGAGTTCAGGGTCGTCCAGGAGGTCTTCTTCAGAGCCCAAACTCGTGTTGTCCACGTAGTTCAGGCCGAGGGCCTCCGAGAGGTCCCGACGAAGAGCGTCGAGAGCCGACTCGAAGAGCCCGGTAGTGGGGGTTGAGAGCACCACATGATGCTCCGGCTGAGCCGGAATCAACCGCTCCTGGTCCCCAGAAAGGAGGGCCAGGCTGTAGTGCACGGTCACGGAGCTCTCAGCCCCCAGCCGCAGGTCCACACCCGTGATGTCAAGCCGGACTCTCACTTCCGGCCCTTCTTGGCCTTGGCCGTCTTGTCCTTCTCATTCCGAAGCCGATGAGCGTGGTCGAACGCCTCGCTCACGAACTCCCCGGCATAGTCGAGAGCGAGACCAAAGCCAGCTTCCACCATCTCCTCCGTCTGGTCCACGGAGAGCGAGACCGAGACGTGGGCACCGAAGCCGGTGCCATAGTCTGAGTCCTTCAACTCCAAGGAGGCAGTGACCCTGGCGTCACCATCCCCGACCAGTTCAGACAGGCTATCACGGCTCATGCCGACCTCCTCGGGGGTGAGCAGCTTTTCGATGAAGGCGTCCGGCTCGCCCTTGATGTGCAGCCTCGCAACTGCCTTTCCGACGACCATGTGTTCCTCACTTGAGCTCTCGGGGGAGCACGATGGCCGGGGTGCCGAGGGTCTTCATCAGGTACGTGCTGTAGATGGCCTTCTGCTTGCCGGTCAGGCGGGCGATCTGGTGCGGCACGGCCTGGTAGGTCAGGACCCCCGCATCGATGAGGTCCTGCAGCTCGTTGCGGTCTTCCGCACGGTCGATGAGGCCCTCTGTGTCCACGCTGAGCTTCTCGGACGGCTTCCGCACCTCGATGCTGCTGCCGTCGAAGTCGTGCCGACCGGGGGTGAGCTTCCGCAGGCTGGTCTTCGCGTTGTCCGTCGCCGTCTTCATCTCTCCGCGGCACTCGCCGTAGCGCTGCCACATGTCGGGGTGCTCTTCGTTGATGATCCCCTCGATGATCTCGATCTCTTCCTTGAGCCCTCGGAGGGCAGCAACTGCCTTCTGGGCAGTGGCCAGGGCATCGCCCGATTCGTCGTGCATCTCTACTCCGGGAAGCCGGTCTTGAAGACCGCCTTGTTGTGCAGGTTCAGAAGACCCAGGGCCCACTTCAGGTCCTGGAGGGTCTTGTAGCTGTTGCCGCGCTTCCGACTCACCAGCCCCTGGTCCCCCTTCCGCAGGAGGAAGGCCGGATGAAGGATGGCCAGCATCGGGTACCGCACAGGGTCCTCAGTGACGGGGCTTGGGACGCTTATGTCATAGATGTGACCCCGCTTTTGCGTGATCTGCACCGATGAACCCAAGAGGACTGCCGCAGCGATCTTCCCCACCCCCACGATGAGGAGAGGGTCGATGGCGTAGATGGTGCGGTGCAGTCGGTCACGGCACGCCTTCTTCTCCGCAGGGGAAGGGTCCCGGTTCTCAGGAGGGCGACAGAGGACGACGTTGGTCCAGAAGATGTGCTCGTCCAGGTACTCCCGCAGGTCCTCGAAGTACTCGTCGTCTTCCTCGTCATTCCCATTGCCGTCGTAGGCCTTGATCTCCTCCATACGGTCCGACGGAGGCCACGCGTGAGCGAAGAGCTCCATCAGCAGCCGACCGGACTGCCCCAGGAAGGGGGCACCCTCCGCATCCTCTTCCTCCCCGGGAGCCTCTGCAATGACCATGATGGAGGCGGAGCTGCTACCAGACCCGAAGACCACCTGAGACCTGCTCTCGCAGAGCTTCTCGCAGATCCTGCAGTCCTCGTAGGTTGACGAAAGCTCCACCAGGGCCTTGAGGCCACAGATGTGCGAGGTCATCGCCCCAGGCCCGGGATGACCAGCCCTCGTCCCCCCATGCCGCGCACCATGCTGGCGAAGCCGGCGTCGTCGACCTTGCTGAGGTCGAGGAACGTGTCCATCCGCGTCTTGAGACCGTCGATCAGGCAGTTGTGGGGGGCGATCCAGGTCGGGATGATCTGCACCTGCATCCCCTTGTCCCCCGCCCGGTGGCTGACGAGGAGCTCGAAGGCATCCTTCAGGACGACGAAGTCTTTCCCCAGCTCCTTCTTCACGGCTTCCGTTGCTTTCTTGTCGAGCTTACCCGCGTAGTAGATGTGCCCGATGCGGATGCCGATGAGGCCCGCCACACCCGCTGCGACTGGCGGCTTTTCCTGCTTTTCCATGAGTCACCTCGGACTTTCCAGCCCTGTTTGCCGCACCACTTGACCACCGACAGGGTCATGCCCTTGCTCTTCGAGACTCCGTCATCGAGGAACAGGTCGACCGTCGGTTGAGGTTTTCCTGGTGCTGGTCGTAGAACCCGGCCGACGAGCTGAAGCCACTCGGTCGGTGCATAGTTGTCTGCAGGAAGAGGGGTAGCCAGAACCAGGGAGCTAAGCTCCACGCGGTTGTACGCTTCCTTCCCCACCCCTACGGTGACGACTACGACGTCGTAGTCGTTGAGCTGCCGAAGCCGCTCCTTCGCCTTCTTCTCATCCCCCGTGATGAGTCCGGGGTCCAGGCCCTCCTTCTTGAGGAGTTGTACCAGCTCGTATGCCAGATCCTTGGAGTGGCTGGCCACGTAGACCTTGCGGCCCTGCTTGAGCCGCACCTGGATGACCTTCACAATCTTCCGGTTCCTCGGAGCCAGCGTCGCCAGCTTGGCGCGCATGAGCGGGACACTGAACTGCCCATTGACGTCCAGGATGTCCGGGTCGTCATCGTCAAGCACAGTACCCGTGCTGTTGAGCCAGATCTCCGGCTCGAGGGTGTCCTCAGCAGGGTCGTCGTAGATCACCCGGCCGATCTGCGACGTGATGATGCCCTCGCATCGGTCCTTCCTCTTCAGCGTCGCGGTTAGGCCCAGGCGGAGTCCGCGGCTGACCTCTGAGGCCGAGCAGAACCACTTCGCTGCCTGGTGGTGGACCTCGTCATAGATGGTGAGGGCGAAGCGGGTGTAGAAGGCAAGAGGAAGGACCCCTGCTTCAACTCGCTTTGCGAGCGTCTGCACGGTGCAGAAGACGACCTCTCGGTCCCACTCCATCCTGGTGCCGTCGATCCATCCGATTTCACTGTCAAGGTCGAACAACGACCGAAGGTCCTCTTCCCAGTTCACCAGGTGGGCTTTCTGCCAGGACACCACAAGTCCCGGACCCCCCAGCTGTGCCATGAACCGGATGCCCATGATGGTCTTTCCGCGTCCCGTATCGAGACGGAGAACTCCGTCACTGCGGTCCTTCGCCATCTTGAGCATGGCCTCCCAGGCTGGAACCTGGTGGGGCCGGAACTCAAAACCAGCCTTGGGCCGCAGGCTCGAGGGCTCGAAGGCGGTCTCGCGAAGGTCCACCACCTCGAGACCCCACTTCTTCAGGACCTTGAGGGGCTTGAAGTTGCGAGGGACCTCGAGGTGGTGGGGGTGATCCACAACCAAGACCCGAGGGTCCTGGCTGGGATCGATTCCAAACGTCAAAGCAGCCCGGATGGGCTCTTCCGCTACGGCCTTCTTGGGAAGGAAGAGCGAAGAACCCAGGTAGGCCCGGTCAGGATCGAGCACTGGGAACTTCATAGCCTCACTCCTTGTCTTTCTTGGCCTTGGCACGCCCACGATCGATGGCGGCCTTGATCGGGTCCCCATAGGGGATCCGTCGGATCTGATCTACTGCGTACTGAGCTTCGCCAAGGGCAGCTCCCATGGCGCAGAGCGAGCCGTTGATCACCAGGGCACCGCAGAACCCAACGCCATCGGCGCTCTCTCGCTCTTCGAAGTCCTCTGGGTTCTTGGTCTTCCGGTCTTCCCGGCGTGACTCCTCCTCCTCTTCCTCCCGGGCCCTCTTCTGCAGGACCAGTCCTCGGCAGGGCCTACGCCAATCGCAGCCCCTACATACCGCTCCGAGGTCGTACTCCTCGGGGTCAGCGAAGCACTCGGGCCGTCTTCCTGTCTTCTTGCTGTACTTCCCTTTGTAACTACCGGCCAAAGCCGCCTCCTTGATGCGGTCAAGACGCTTATGGCGGACTATGTTAGGGTCTGAACCTCGTGTAAAAGGGCTCCTTCATGCACATCCTCGACTTCAGCGACGACCTTGGGGCTACCCTCTCCGAGGCACTCCGAGGCGGCCCGATTCCGGAGCTGCTGAAGACAGCTGCATGGCAGGAACCCTACGAGGCACTGGATCGAGACTTCGCTCTGATCCTCGTGGATGACGAAGGAGAGCATCGGAAGTACGCCTGCCACGATCAGGGCAACACTTCCGTCTCCATGTTCTACCTGGCCCAGGCCCAGGCTCACCTCTCGCCTGCGGCGGTCAAGACGGCGGCGGCGAACCTGGCTCGGATCGGTTCTGAGCAGGGTCTCGCCATTCCCGAGGCCATCCAGAAGCTGGCTTCGATCGACGAGTACCCTCAGAGGGACATCATCGACGAGCGACGAGTCGTCTACCGGCCCGTCATCGCTGCTCTCCCCTCGAGCACGAAGCTGGCTGGCTTCCGCCTGCTCGAAGCGGTGAAGCACAAGTGGGGCGGACTCGAGCCGCACGAGAAGCGGGCCGCAGCACTCGCCCTCCAGGAGGAGGCCACGGAGGTCCCGCTGGAGATCCCACGTGAGATCCACTCCTACTCGGGCACCCAGCTCAGCTCCAAGTTCGCCTCCCACATGCGGCAGCGCATCGGGCATACCGGCTCAGAGGAACTCCAGGGTGAGTACCTTCGGCTGGTCAAGGTAGCGAGTGTCCTGGGGGCTGACGAGACTCTCCGCGTCCTCTACGAGCTCGACAAGGCCGCCGGCCTGTACTGGTCCGGCGGCGACCGCTACGGAGCTCGGCTCCCGGACCCCTACCTCTGCGTCTACCAAACGGAGAAGGAAGCCATGTGGGCGTGGAGCCACGGGGCCGACACGGTCAACCAGGCCCAGCTCCTCGCTTTTGCGGCGAAGCCCGAGAGCTCTCGGGTGTTCACCCTCACCTTCTCGGACGGCCTGTGGCTTCGCTTCGTGGACAGCCCCCTGTCGGTCTTCAAGGCCATGCCCCTGGAGCAGCAGATCCTCTTGTCGAGGATGGCCCGACAGGTCTAAGGAGGTTCACGTGAAAGGTGCGGCCCTCCTTACCGATGAGCAAGCACATCCTGTTGCACTGCTGCGCCTCCTCCTGAAGAAGTACGGGAGAGAGCTGCTGACTGACCCGTGGAACCTCACAGTCCTCAAGAGGACTGTGCAGGGAGACTTCGGGGTCGAGCTGCCAGAGGTGAACCTCCACAAGATGCTGGGCGGCCTGGCAATCGCGACGAGGGACGAGTTCTGGGAGGACTGGGAGCACTTCCACTTCCTCGTCCAGGTCCTGAGCAACAACATCCCGGACCCAGCGACTCACCATCACCTGCCTGTTGGACAGATGATGGTGGCCGTAGACATCGCCACGACCATCCGGAAGGAGCTGAAGACGCTCTCCCATGTCCCGCAGTTCAACGAGGAGGTCGCCCGGTACGTGGCGGCCCAGTCTCTCGAGGGTGGCGTGTGGTACCTGCCCCCGCCTCTGGACTTTGCTGGGAGGTTCACCGCGGGCAAGAGCTACAAGTGCCGGGACTGCGGCAACAAGGCGGAGGTCCTCTTCGACGACGGCCTCTGTGACGTCTGCACTGACCGCTTCGACGTCAGCTCCATGGCCGGGTGGGTCCCGAATATGAAGCTCGTCGGCGCAGGATGGGGTAAGAACATCCAGATCTTCGAGAAGAACCCCACAGAGAAGGTGAAGACCCGCTTCGTTGCCGCCCTGCGTGGGAACATCACTCTGCAAGAGACCCAGGCAGACGTCTGCGCTTCCAAGCTCGTAGTGGCTGTCCACTTTCTCGAACTCCGACGAGACCAACTCGCTGCCCAGTCATGAACCTTGCCACCTACCAGGCATTTTCGAGTGAGCTGCTGAAGCAAGCAGGACTGGGAACTGCTGCCGCACGACATGGAGCGAAGGCAGGCAAGTACATCGAGGAGGCCGTGGTAGGAACCGCCAAGATTCTTCGTGATTCCTCGCACCCGAAGTACCTCAAGAAGGGATTGGGAGACGGCTTACACGCCATGGGGAACATGAACAAGCACAAGCTGGAGAGCATGAAGCAACTCCAGGGCGGTGACCGCGGGGTGGCGGGACAGATCGCCGATGTCTTCCGCAACAAAGGAGGCATCCTCGCTGCTGACCAGAGGCAGAGGGCAATCGGGAAGGCCTACAAGGCGGACTACCACAAGGGCACTGGCCTGGTGGACAAGCTCCGCCGACACGGAGTCCTCTCGGGGGCTGCGAAGTACGAGGGGCCGAGCAAGGTCCGGAAGGGCCTGAACGTCGTCCGACGGGCCCTGCCTGGAGAGGTCTCCGTCAACGTAGGCCTCGGAGGCCACGCTGCGTACCAGGGACTGAAGACCGACCGCGACCCGGCGACAGGCAGGCCCATTGGCATGGGCGAGCGGGTGGGCCGGGCAGGCCTTGGCTTCACCACTGGCATCGTGGGCATGCGTGGCGGGATCACTACGGGCATCGGTAGTGCCGTCCTGGGGGACCAGATCGGCAAGCATGTGGGCCGGGGCTTCGACCGAGCCACCGGCGCTGTCCGAGGCAGGCCCTTCGGCGTCAAGGCGAATGAGGCCCAGCAGATGGCCCCCTACCAGACCGCAACTGGGGCTGCTCCTGCTCCCACCGGAGTGGGCTGATGTCCCTCAACATCATGTCCCCCTCGAGCGAGGGAAACAGGTTCAACCCTCGGCAGACAACCAGCTTCATGGGCGGCCGGGGCTTCGGCGTCCGCTACCCGTCGCCGTTCTTCGATGTCGCTCAGCAGTTCCTCCCAGAGAACGTGCACCAGCTGCACCTCTGGTGCCGCTACTACTTCCTGACGAGCCCGGTCATCAACGTCGCCTGCCAGAAGATGGCGGAGTACCCGGTCACCCCGATCGTCTGGGAGACTGAGGACGAGAAGCTCCTCCACCTCTACCAGGGTGTCGAGCGTCAGCTGGCCCTCCGACAGTTCCAGGTCTCCGTCGGCCTGGACTACTTCGTCTACGGCAACGCCTTCGCCAGCGTCTACTTCCAGCTCGAGAAGTACATCGTCTGTCGGAAGTGCAAGGCCAGGTACCGGGCCTCCAAGAACCGCAGCCTCTACAAGTGGCGGGGCTCTCGCTTCTACCTCAACTGCGCGGGCTGCAGCTATGAGGGCTGGGCCGACCAGGCTGATGTCTACCCTCGGAACATCCGGGGAGCTCAGCTCATCCGCTGGAACCCTGAGAACATTGAGATCGCCCACAACGAGATCACGGGGAAGAGCCGGTACTACTACCGCCTGCCCCGGAAGATCGTGAACAGTGTGAAGCTGGGAGACCGGGAGACCATCGAGTCCCTGCCCTGGCAGTTCCTCGAGGCCGCTCGGAAGGGCCGTGCCCTCCTCTTCAGCGAGGACAACTTCTACCACCTGAAGCGGCCAACGATCGCCCAGAAGGACCAGGGCTGGGGAAGTCCCCTCATCTACCCGCTCCTGAAGGACGCCTTCTACCTGCAGATCATGAAGAAGGCGCAGGAGTCCCTCCTGCTCGAACACGTCGTCCCGCTGCGGATGATCTTCCCTGGCCCCTCGACAGGCGGCAACGATGGGCCCTTCGGTTCATACAACCTGTCGAACTGGAAGGCCAAGATCGACAGCGAGCTGAACATCTGGAAGAGGGACCACAACTACATCCCCATCCTCCCGGTGAACGTCGGCTTCCAGCAGGTGGGCGGCACTGCCAAGGCCCTCATCCTCCACCAGGAGTTCCGCATCCACGCCGAGCAGATGCTCGCAGGTGCGGGCATCCCTGTAGAGTTCGTCTTCGGCGGACTCCAGTGGTCGAGCTCCAACACCTCGCTGCGGGCGCTGGAGAACACGTTCCTGGGCTACAACCAAGAGCGCTTCGGTCTGCTCGAGTTCTGCATGAAGCGGGTGGCCTCACACATGGCGTGGCCGAAGGTCCCCTTCCGCTTCGACCGCTTCCGCATGGCGGACGATCTGCAGCGGGCGATGTTCTACTTCCAGCTCAACCAGGCGCAGAAGATCAGCGATCGTCGCCTGCTCGAGGAGCTCGGTGAGGACCTGGAGAAGGAGACGGGGCGTATGGACGGCGAGTTGGCCAAACAGCTCAACGTGCAGCGGAAGATGCAGTTCGCCAGTGCCGACGTGCAGGGAGCTGCCGCCCTTCGAACCTCCCGGTATCAGGCCAAGGCTACGGCTCTCCAGACGAAGGCCCAGATGGAAGCCCAGATGGAAGCCCAGATGGGCGGAGAGCAGCCGCAGGAAGGCCAAGACCCCACAGGGGCCGGGGCGCAGCAGCCGGGTCAGCCGGGCCAAGAAGGAGCAGGAGTGCCCCAGGAAGCCGCTGCAGCTCAGGGCGGAGACCAGGTGCAGCAGGTACCTGGAATGCCTGAGGGGGCCACGGCCTACGACGAGAACGCCCAGGGCCCGAATGAGCAGGCCGCCCCCACGCCCATGGCAGGGATGCAGAGCCCGCTCCAGCCTGGAATGGGTGGTGTGGACCTTCGCTACGTCGCCCAGCGGGCAGCCGCCTACATGCGTACGGTGAAGCAGGAGTCCGGCGCACAGGCGATGACGCAGGAGATGGAGAAGATGATGAGCTCCAACCCCACGTTGTATAAGCTCGTCGTCCAACTCATGAATGACGGCGGAGCCACTCGCAACCCGACCGACCCCTCCAAGCCAATCTCTGCCAAGCCTCAGCAGGCAGATTCCAGCCGCATGCCTACGGGATGAAGATGTTCATGTTCAAGACCGCCGAAGAAGTCAGTTACTACTACGAGATGGTGGCCTCCGAGAAGGAAGCCAACTGGCGGACAGAGCACGCCCGGCAGGAGGCTGAAGCTGCTCTTCGAGACCGCCTCAAGGCGATGCCGAAGGTCGACCCCTCTCGGGTCAACGCCATCTCCAAGGCCAACAAGCCTCAGGTCAGGCCCCCGGCAGGCCCTGTGCTGGCTTCCGGGGTCGAGGGAACGGCGCATGCCTCTCCCACAGGCACGGTGCGGAAGCTGTACGACCCCTCCAAGACCCCTTCCGGGTCTCCCTCCCCAGCCCTCAACAAGGCCACGGCGAGGACCTCACACGGGCCTGCCAAGAAGCCCCTCACGACTGCCCTCGCCAAGATCGAGAGCAAGGCCCCCAAGGCTATGGGTGGTTGGAAGGGGCTGAACCTGGCGGGCAAGGGAGCGGTCATCGGCGGCGGCGCTCTTGCAACAGCGGCAGCTGCCTACGGCGGGCACAAGCTCTACCGGCACTTCCGCCCCAAGCAGCAGAAGACTGGCTCACCGATACGCCTTCAAGATCGCGGGCTTCGGCAATGAGGACCCCATGAGGGGCTAAGAGAGCTACGGCTTGGCGAGCACAAGCACGCAGCTCTCAAACCCACACAGGCCGCACTCGCCGTCCGCCCAGTAGCGGTCGACGTAGGTGACCTGGTCTGCGCACACGGCGCAGGCCCACACGTAGTTCGGCATCAGCTCCTGGATGACTTCGTCCAGATGCTCGCACCGTCCGCAGTCGACATCTCCGCAGGACCTCTGGATGATCGGGCAGTAGGCCAGGCTGGACGTCGTAGTCCTTCCATCGACATCTACCCTAGGCTCCTGGGGCTCCTCAAAGTCATGGGGGTCCTTCATCAGCTTCCGCTGAAGGGCGGAACGCTGCCGCCCAGAGCTGGGCTTACTCCGCCAGGTCACGCGCCATGCTTTGGCTGTAGTGGACGACGAAGGCACAGGCCCCTGTCAAGAATGCCAGGGCGAACATGATTCCGAATAGCTTCACGAAGTGGTCTCCTTTGCGAGCGGTCCGCTCACGGCTGTTGCAACTTTCTGTGCGAAGGTGTTCAGGTAGGGCTCAGCTGCTGGGCTGGTTTCCTGGGGTCGCTTCTGTTGCTGCTGGGTGGTAGAAGTATCCTGCTGCTGCTCTTTCTTGGTCGAATCGGCCAAGGCTGCCTCCTGGCTTCCTCCTTATGTCAGAAGCGAGATACCCTTAGGCGATGCCCAATCTGAACCCAGAAGCCGCCTTCGAGAGCATGAAGACCCAGGTGGAGGCTGCGATAAAGGGCCAGTTCCCCTTCGAGGGCAAGAAGAGGCGGCTCGAGCTCATTTCACTGGCCTTCGACGAGAGGGCCTCAGAGCCTACGGCAGCCCACCACGTGGACAACGTCCACGCCCAGTACAACGCCAAGACCAAGGGACGGACCTGGGGGGTGCCGCTACGAGGTCAGCTGCGCCTGGTGGACCTGGAGACCAGGAAGACAGTCGAAGAGACCACACTCACCCTCGCACTCCTTCCGAAGCTCACGCGCCGGTACTCCTACGTCATCGAGGGCCAGGAGCGACAGCACGACAGCGTCTTCCGGTCCATGCCCCGGCCCTACCACCGGATCGCCAACAACGGGGAGATCCAGGCGGAGTGGAACCTGGCTCGAGGGCTTGGGTTCAAGCTGATCTACTACCCGGTGAAGGGCCACATCCGGATGAAGCTGGGGGAGACCCACGTTCCCGTGGGCTCCGTCCTCAAAGTCATGGGCGTCGGCGATGCCACCATGGAGCGGTACTTCGGGCGGGTGGTGTACGAAGCCTGCAAGAAGGACATGAAGCCAGTGGACCTGGACAAGATGTTCAAGTCCCTCAGGCTTCGTAAGCAAGAAGACAGGGGGACGATCGCCCCGGATGAGAAGAAGCGGCGCATTCTTGCGTACTTCTCGGAGCAGACAGAGGTCTGGCCCGATGCCATGGAGTCCGCGTTCGGGAAGCCGTTCTCCACGGTCACGTCTGAGGGGCTTCTCCTCTCTTCGAAGCGTCTCCTCGCCATCCAGCATGGGCGGAACAAGGAGAACCCCACCATCCAGGAGAAGCCGGACGACCGTCAGGCCCTGTCTTCGAAGTACCTGACCAGCACCGAGGACTTCATCGTAGAGGCCATCGCAAAGAAGACGGCGGAGCTGAAGCGTCGAGTCCTGCAGCGGATCGACAGGGACGATCGAGGGATCGCCAACATCTTCAACAACCACGACTTCAACAAGGTCATCAACGGGGTCTTCGAGCACGCACAGCGCCCGGACCAGACGAACCCGCTGCAGATGCTGTCTGGCCATGTCCGCACCACCATCCGCGGCTCCGAGTACGGCGGTGTGGGCGGGAGTCAGACCAACGTCAACAAGGACAAGCAGATCAACCCCACGCACCTCGGCTTCCTGGATACCATCCAGACGCCGGAGTCGAGCGACACGGGCATCGCCCTGCATCTCCCGCTCGGGGTGCAGTCCGAGCGGGCCCCAGACCGGAAGGGCCGTGCCTCCTCGGGCCACCTGATCAAGACCAGGGTCTACGACGTCAAGGCCAAGGAGTGGGTGATGGCGACGCCGGGCCTGCTCGAGCGTGCCAACGTCGCCTTCCCCGACCAGGTCAAGTGGTCCGGGAAGATCCCGGTTCCCATCGCCCAAGAAGTCATCTGCTACGACTCCGAGCGGCAACAGTCCCGGATGCCGTGGAACAAGGTCCAGTACATCCTTCCCTCGTCGAAGGCCCTCTTCTCGTTCAGCGCGAACCTCATCCCCTTCCTGCAGAACAACAACGGCAACCGAGGGATGATGGCCGCCAAGCAGCAGGAGCAGGCAGTCTCTCTCAAGGACCGGGAAGCACCCCTGGTCCAGACCCAGACAGATGAGGGAGGGACGTTCGAAGAGACCGTCGGCAGCTTCTCTGCGCACTACGCTCCCGTTGCTGGAACGGTGGTGAAGGTCCAGAAGGACATGATCCACATCCGGGGAGTCGGCCGGAAGGTGACCAAGGTCCCCATCTACAAGGACTTCCCCCTCAACGGGGCGAAGACCTTCGTCACGGCACACCCGGTGGTGAAGGCTGGAGACGCGGTCAAGAAGGGCCAGCTCATCGCCGACACCAACTACACCCGGGACGGGAAGTTGGCGATGGGGAAGAACCTCCGCGTCGCCTACATGCCCTACAAGGGGCTAAACTTCGAAGACGGGGTGGTCATCTCCGAGACCGCGGCCAAGAAGCTGACCTCGGACCACATGCACCAGGAGTCCGTGACCATCTACCCAGGGATGCTGGGAGGTACGGAGGCAGGCGATCTGGGGCAGTGGGTGCGCTACGCGATCCCCGAGCGCACCACCATGGGGAAGATGTCCAAGCTGGACAAGAGCGGCGTCATCAAGGAGGGAACTCCCGTAGAGAGCGGGGACGTCATGGTGGCGGTCCTCTCCCCTTCCCAGGATGCCAAGGAGGACGAGCTCCACTCTCGTCTCCACAGGTCCCTGGTGAAGCCCTACCGGGACAAGTCTCTGGTCTGGGACCACAGCTACCCGGGCAAGGTCATCAAGGTCATCCAGCACAACAACACGGTCACCGTGCACGTCCGGACGGAAGAGCCGATGGTGGTCGGCGACAAGCTGTGCGGACGCCACGGGAACAAGGGCATCGTCTCGCGCATCGTCCCCGACCACAAGATGCCGCACGATGCCGAGGACGCCCCGGTCCACATCCTGCTCAACCCTGCAGGTGTGCCGTCTCGGATGAATGTCGGACAGGTCCTCGAGACGGCAGCCTCCAAGATCGCCAAGAAGACGGGCAAGCCCTACATCATCGAGAACTTCACCCCCGGTGTGGACTACTCGGCCAAGATCAAGATGGACCTGGCCAAGCACGGCCTGTCCGACACGGAAGTGCTCTACGACCCTGAGACCCGGCGTCCCCTGGGGAAGATTCTCACAGGTGACCAGTACATCCTGAAGCTCCACCACAGCGTCGACAAGAAGCAGACGGCCCGCTCCTACGGGACCTACACCGGAGCTGGAGACGCGCCCTCTGGGTCAGGCATCCCTGGTGGCGGCCAGAAGATGGACCTGCTGACGACCTACTCGATGCTCTCCCACGGAGCGAAGCACAACCTCCGGGAGGCACAGTCGTTCAAAAGCGATGGAGAACAGGAGCGAGTCTGGGATGCCGTGATGCTGGGGCACCCGCTGCCGGCACCTGAGTCCGCAGCGGGTATGCGGAACTTCATGGCGTACCTCCGAGTCCTCGGAGTGAACGCGGAGAAGAAGGGGGACCAGTACGTCCTCATGCCGCTCACGGACAAGCAGACCAAGAAGGTCTCCAACGGGCTCATCGAGAATCCGGAGAAGGCCCTCTACGCCAAGGGTGCCCTGACTATCGACGAGGCCAAGGGACTCTTCGAGCCGCGCATCACCGGTGGCCGGGACGGCCCCTACTGGTCCCACATCGATCTCGCAGAAAGGATGCCGGGCCCCCTCTACGAAAAGGCCATCCAGTCCGTCCTCAACATCAAGAAGTCGGAGTATGCGGAGCTCACCAGCGACAAGCTCGTAGACGGGAAGTCCGGGTTCAAGACCATCGTCGAGAGGCTGGAAGCCATCGATGTCGACAAGGACCTCGCCAAAGCCAAGGCCTCCCTCTCATCGCTCCGTGGCAGTCCTCTCAACAAGGCCTACCGCCGGGTGCGCTACCTCGAGGCCCTCAAGAAGAACGGGATCTCCCCGGTGGACGCGTACACCAACAAGACCTTGCCCGTCATTCCTCCCAAGATGCGAAAGGTCTCCATCGGGCTGGACGGGAAGCAGATCCTGGACGACATGAATGGTCTCTACCTCCAGGTCGGCTACGCGAATGGGGCCTTGGCCAGGTCACACGCATCGAATCCTGAAGACGAAAAGCAGAAGGAGCGAGCTCACCTCTACACCGCCATCAAGGCGCTGCGCATCACGGGGATGAGCATCGGCAAGGGCAAGGCAGCCCGGCACCACGCGGGAATGATGGAGCGCCTCACTGGCAAGATCCAGGGTGAAGGAGCTCCGAAGCACTCGTTCCCGCAGAAGGGGGTGCTTGGTCGCCGACAGGACCTGTCTGGGCGGTCGACCATCGTCCCCGAGCCGGACATGGGCCTGGACGAGGTGGGCATCCCCATCCCCATCGCCCTCGAGATGTACAAGCCCTTCGTGGTTCGGGAGCTCCGCCGACAGGGAGTGACCCCCGCACGTGGCCTGAAGATGGTCATGGAGAAGGACGAGAAGGCCCTGCGTGCACTGGAGGAGGTGGTCAAGGATCATCCCGTCCTCCTCAAGCGTGACCCGGCCCTCCACAAGTTCTCCGCCATGGCGTTCCGCCCTCGGCTCATTCATGGGAAGGCCATTGCTATCCACCCTCTGGCCTGCGGCGGCTTCAACGCGGACTTCGACGGGGATGCCATGGCACTCTTTGTCCCGGTCGGCGATGAGGCCATCGACGAGGCCAGAGGAATGGTCCCGTCCAAGAACCTTTTCTCACCCACTCACTTCGGACTGATGTCCACCCCTGGCCAGGGTTCGCTGCTCGGGCTGTACCAGGCCTCGAAGTGGGGGGCGGCGGCGGCAGTCCCCAACAAGGTGACCCGGAAGCAGGTCATCAAGCTGATGGAGGATGGGAAGCTCAAGCCGGACAACGTCGTTGCCGTCGACGGGAAGCTCACGACTCCTGGTCGGCTGGCCTTGGCAGAGACACTTCCCCCGGAGCTCAGGAACCACGAGAAGCTGCTGTACGACAAGCAGTTCCGCCTGGACAAGGGGGGCATGAAAGAGGTCATGACCGAGGCAGCTCGGAAAGATGAGAAGCACTTCCCCAAGACGGTCAACGACTGGAAGGACGTCGGGAACCGGCTGGCGTACCTGAGCGGTAGCTCCATCAGCATCAACGACTTCCACGACGGACACAAGTTCCGCGACCACATCCTCGCCCCCTACAAGCGGGAAGAGGCCGCCGTCCTGCGCTCGAAGGCCTCCAAGAAGGTGAAGGACAAGAAGGTCATCGAGATCTACGGCCGCGCGCAGGAGGAGCTCGAGACCGTCGGGAAGAAGCGCTACGCCGCCATCGGCGAGAACAAGATGTTCGAGTGGACGAGCTCGGGAGCTCGAGGCAACTGGGGGCAGTTCTCCCAGCTGGTCTTCGGCCCTATGCTGGTCCTGGATGCCGAGAAGAAGACGGTCGCTGTCCCGCTCACCAAGTCCTACGGTGAGGGCCTTTCCCTCTCGGAGTACTGGGCCTCGATGCACGGAGCTCGCAAGGGCATCCTCGACCGCGTCGCCGGTACTCAGGAGCCCGGTGCCCTGACGAAGGACATCATCAACACCGTCATCGACTACAAGATCTCCAACAAGGATTGCGGAGACACCTCAGGGACTCAGATGAGCCCTCGAGACCTTGATGTCGTCGGTCGGTTCCTCGCAGGACAAGTCACCCTGAAGGCAGGTGCGACCTTCAAGGCAGGAACTGCTCTGGACACCCGCATCCTGACCCGCATCCGCAACGCGGGGATCATGCAGATCCCCGTCCGCTCCCCTCTGCACTGCAAGATGCAAACTGGCATCTGCGCGATGTGCTACGGCCAGAACCAGAACGGGAAGCTTCACCGTGCGGGTGTCAACATCGGCACCATCGCCGGCCAGTCTCTCGGCGAGCCAGTCACTCAGCTCACCATGGAAACATTCCACAGTGGAGGAGTCGCCGGCGGCAAGGACGTTGTCGGAGCCTTCGACCGAGTGAAGCAGCTCTTCTTCGTGCCAGACAAGCTCACCAACGCTGCCACTCTGGCCACTGTCGGGGGGCGCATTGAGAGTGCCAGCAAGGACGCGCGAGGCGGGCACTCTGTCTTCATCAAGGGGAAGGAGCACCGGGTCATCACTGGTGACCTGCTCCCGAGCATCCGGGTCGGAGCAATGGTGTCGAAGGGAGATGCTCTCTCTACGGGGCCGATCAACCCCCACCATCTCCTGCAGCAGACGAACAGCATGCCGCAGGTCCGGAACTACCTCACCGGGGAGCTCGACCTGGCGTACAACGGGGACAAGCCTTCAGGTTCGGTCCGTCGCCGGAACATCGAGACGGTCGTCCGGGCGATGACCAACAGGACCATGATCACCGATGCTCCCCCGGAGTCCGGCTTCCTGCGAGGGCAGCGGGCGTACCTTTCCAGGGTCGAGGGCTATAATGCCCAGGCACTCACTGAGGGCCGTCAGGGGATCAAGCACGCACCCCAGCTGAAGTCCATGACTCAGATCCCGGTTACCGGGACTGAAGACTGGATGGGCCGATTGAACTACCGTGGGCTCAAGAACACCTTTGAAGAGGGGGCCGCCCAGGGCTGGGCCTCCGACATCCACGGGGACCATCCCATTCCTGGTCTGATGCACGGCGCAGAGTTTGGCATCCGCCCTTACAAACCCAAGAAGTCCTACAGTAGGAAGAAGAAATGAACGTCGACGAAACGATGGCCCTCTACGAAGAGGCCCTCTACAAGGAGGCCGCCCCGCTCATCGGGGCGGGTGTGGGCGCGGCTACCGCGGACCCGAAGTCGCGCGGGCGTGGGGCCATGTACGGTGCGGGCCTTGGACTGCTGGCTGGAGGGACGTTGGCTGTTGGCGGAGCCTTGGTTGGTGGCGGAGCCTCCGCCTTCAAGAATCGTGGAGCCTTCCAGAGTGCTGGAAGAGCTGCAGAGCATGCTGCTCACGGGATGGATGCGGCGGCTCACGCTGCTCACGCTGCGGGTCCTGAGGTTCGCAAGGCCTACGAGCTCCTCATCGGTGGCCGTGGGGACGTGCACTGGGCCAAGAGGGAAGCGGCCGAGATCTTCGCGGGGCACAAGATCAAGAGCCACCACTGGGAGCAAGCAGGCAAGCATTTCGCAGACCACGCACACCACCATGGCGCGCATCGCCAGGCTGCGGAAGCTGCTGGACATGCAGGTGCTCGAGGTGTCGCCAGCAGCAACACAGGTGCTGGGATGGGTTGGGTTGGCGGTGGAGTCGCCGGCGGTGCCACCGGCGGGCACCTGGCCAAGAAGGACCAGGCCAAGAACGAGAAGAAGGCCAGTGCTGCGGCCATCAAGGTGGCCAGCATCTACGGCCGGGCGTGGGAGCTCAACGAGATCGACAAGGTCGCTGACAGCTACGACGTCGAGCACCTGCCCGAGCACTACAAGGAGGCCCTCTACAAGGAGGCCATCATGGGCGGTCTCGTAAAGACGGTCGGCAACATCGGCGGCATGATGGCCAAGGGGGTCACGCGAGCAGCACAAGCCATCGCTCCCAAGGCAGCCAAGGGCGTGGAGCAAGGGGCAGTGTCAGGTGCCATCCGTGGCGGGGCAGCACGCGCAGCGAATCTCATGCGCAAGAACAAGGCGATGACCGGAGCTGTCGGACTGGGCACCGCTGGCACGCTCGCAGGCGGGTCAGGCTTCGCGGCCGGTCGCTTGAGCAAGAAGTCTGCTCCTCGTCTTCAGGTGCGAGTGCGGCGGTAGGCCATGAAGGGGTCCATACCGGGCGCAGCGCGTCGTGCTCAGCGCAGTATGGCGCGCAGCGGCATTGACCCTGCTCACATCCTCGCGGGCAGAATCGTAGATGTAGACCCTGTGCAGTGGACCTGCCTGGTCAGGACGGAGCTGTACGCCAAAGTCTTTCGCGACGTGTCCATCGGCTCTCTCTACGTCCATCCCATGGATGGAGAGGGTGTTCACGTCATGCCGGAAGTGGGTGCCCCTGTCTGGGTGGGGATCTCTTCCGAGGGAGATCTTCGTCCCTTCATTGTGGGCTACCGTCCCTACTTCCAGAGGGACTCCACCTCTACGACCTACCCCAACAAGATCGGTGCCCGCTCCAACCGTCCCACAATGACTCCGGGGGATATCTTCCTCCAGACCCGGGACCGGAACGGCCTTCGCCTCCGTCGTGGCGGCGTCACGGAGATCTTTGCCTCACCACTGGCACGCACCGTCTACCAGGCGCGCGAGGGAACGATCTACTCCCTCTGCAAGAACCACAAGTTGGATGTGGTTTCAGGAGCCACCAGGTGGCTGACCGCCCCAGCAGAGCAGGACGATGAGGGGAAGCAGGCGACCACCTTCATGGGCCGCGTGAAGGAGTTCTCCAGCCACAAGGGCCACGTTGTCCAGCTGGACGCAGGTGGTGCTCTCGAGATTCCTGCTGAGGGTGCCACCGATGGAGAGAGCGGAGTCTATGGAGCTGCTCCTCAGTCCGCCGAGCTCGTCAGTGCCCCTGTCCTTCGGCTTCGGGTCTTCCAGGATGGAGATCAGTGGGAGGATGACCTTCAGGAAGCTGTTTCACTGGCTATGGACAAAGAGGGACAGGTGGAGCTGGCGCAGAAGGGGGCCCTCCACGTCGAGATCCGCGGCAGCAGCAACGTCACGCTGAAGCTTTCGCCGGATGGCAAGGTGTCCCTCGAAGCGGACAGTGATGTAGATGTCGTGACGAGCGGCAACTACACCCAGAAAGCCGGGACTGCTGCGCTGCAGATGAAGAACGACGGCAGCACCGTGGCGGTAGGGGTCCCTCTCGCCAAGGTCCTGTTCGACCTTCAGTTCAGCCCGATGCTTGCAGCGTCACTACTGGAACTCTCCATGGGCCTCAAGGCTCTCGGCATGCCCACAACTGCGACAGACGCGATGTTCAGTGCCCTTCAGACGCAGACCTTCACAGCCTCGAAGCTGGAGACGCAGTAATGGCCCTCGACCAGACCGTCATGAGGGATGATCTCGTCACGAAGATGGAGGAGAACATCGAGGGCTTCGATGACCTCGCCCCCTCCCTCAAAGAGACCCTTCGAGAAGGACTCGCCACAGCACTGTCCAAGTGGTTGTACGAGCAGCTCACGGAGAACGCGAGCGCCTCCTTCGCAGCGGGTACCATCGTCGGTACCGACACCAGTGGGGATACCCACTCAGCCCTCACTGCTTCAGCGGGAACCATCTCCTGAAGCTGTTATTCTCACGTATCCACAGGATTACTCATGCTTCCCAGCGCAACCCACGAGCCGCTCTTCCGAAAGCTCCTGACGGTCGACGACCTCTTCACGAAGACGGCAGCGATGGTCTTGGCGAAGATGCCGGACGACGAGAAGAAGTGGCCTGCTCAGATCCATTCTGAGCTGCTGCGGGCTCTGCCCTACATCGCCCAGTACGACCCTGAGATCGTCCTGGATCGCGTGGAGCCGGAAGCCGGAGCTGCCTTGGGCTATGCCCAGATCCGCAACCGCACGATGTCCCGTCCCCAGGACGACGCCAGCAAGGTCGGCAATGTCATCCGCATCCCGATCATTGTCCAGGACCGCCGACTCCAGCCCTTCCTGGTCTTCGAGGCCGGTGGTGGCACCTTCCCGCTGACAGAGGACCGCGTCGAGCAGGCCATGCTCAACCCCGGCCTCTTCGACACCGACGCTCGCAAGGTCCCGTCGACTCCGTCCCTGGTCGATGCGATGTACCCGCCCTACCAGCAGCGTCAGGGCTTCGGTCGCGTGGTCGAGCCCGGTGCTGCTGGCCTCTCCAAGCTCTCGAGTGCCCCCAAGTCCAAGGACTGCCCTCTCAGCGCGTACGAGCGCATGTCCCCCATGCAGGTGCAGGGTGCTCTCCGCTTCATGAAGGAGCACGGCGGCCAGTACAAGGGGAGGGCTGCCCGTGGCGGCATGGGCGTGAAGCACGTCTGGTGGTCCGACAAGTGGACCCCGTTCGCGGAGAACGGCTTTGGCGACTACTTGGTCGTCGACAGTGACCCCGGACCCGGAGGGGTGAAGGGACAGGTCGTGGAGTTCATCCACGATTCTCCGCAGAGGAAGGTTCGAGCCCGCACGAAGGCGCAGGTCATGGGCCAGCTGGGGTCTCCTGGTGCCAAGATCTCCAGCATTCCCAATGCCAGTCCCGACAAACTCTCTTTGTGGCAGCGTGCAACCGCAACGCCAATCCGCAAGGCTGACCCAGACACCATGGCGCGGGCTGCCAGGGCCAAGAAGGTCTTCCCGGGTCGGCTCAAGTACTCGAGGAGCCAGGATACGGGCAAGGTCTACAAGATCGCCGGCCACGTCAACCCTGAGCTCCAGAAGGCCGCTATGGTCGCCCTCAACTTCCAGCGGGGGATGGGGCTCGCAGGTCCGCAGGTCTTCGAGAAGATGACCAACAAGCCCAAGTTCAAGATGGGCACGATCCCTCAGAACTACTGGTTCTACCCCTTGCAAGGAACCCCGTTCCTCATGGGCATCCCGCGCAAGCTCCAGAAGCCGCTCGAGGAGGCCAAGGACCAGCAGACGAAGCAGAAGATGCTCCGTGCTCTGGCTCAGAAGGAGATCCGGGCTGGAATCCAGGGGCTCCCCGCACCCGGCTTCCTCATCCTCGTCACGAAGGAGAAGCAGGGCTACAAGTACCAGCCGCCCATGATGCACGCTGGCGGCCGTCCGCTTCAGGCCACCATCGAGAAGGGCATGCGGAAGAAGGCCCTTTGGGGCGATGACCTCAATGAGGACGACTGGCACTTCGCCATGGATTTCTCTGGAGGATCCCAGAGGGAGATCGAGGAAGAGATCAAGCACATGAAGCGGCCCGTGCTCGACAGTCTCGGCAGCCGTGCCCTTGGTCAGGCCGCGATTGGGGCCGGGCTTGGAGGGCTTGCCGGCGGACTGGCCGGCAAGCTGGTTGGCGGCAGGGCTGGTCGGCCAGCGGCGGCCGGGGCTCTTGGCTTGGGCGCACTTGGCGGCATCGAGGCCTACACCGACAAGGGACAGGCTCGTCACAAGGACTACCATCGAAGTGCAGTTGCCTTCTGGGAGCGCACTCGGAACCCCGCATACCGGAAGCGCCTTGCCCAGCAGCTGAGTGGGCGATGGCCGCCCCCGAAGGGCGGCCACGGTAAGGAAGCACGCGTCAATGACAACCGGGAGCGGGCTGCGGACAGGCGGCACACAGAGCTGATGCTGTCCCTCCACGACCGTCGTCGCTACTGAGGCTCGTCTTCTCCGAAGAGGGGCGATACCCTACATGACCAGAAAGAGGTCTACTGTGAGCAACATGAGCACTTCCCAGCCCGGACTTCAGCCAGACGAGAAGGTGCTGGCGCACCAGAAGCGGATGAAGTCCGACCCGGAGTACGCTGCTCAGCGGCGGTCGAAGAACCAGCTTGCCGCAGGACGCCTGCGGGAACGGCTTGGCGGCAAGCAGGCATCTCTCTGCCTGGAGATCGCAGGGACCATCAACCCCTCGGACTTCGCCCGCTTCGAGGAGCTCTACAAGGAGGCTGCGGTCGCCGAGCTCCTTCCCCGTACCGAGTGCGTTCGGGAGAGCCTTGGCGACCTGCTGTCGCAGCCGCTGTCCTCGAGCGCGGAGATGCTGCAGAAGGCAGCCTCCCTCCAGACGGAGCCGACGACCGTCATCCAGCTTCGCCCTCACGGCTACGGCTACATGCTGAAGTGGGCCGCGGCTCCTGAGGGCACCCAGCCCAAGGAGCAGCCGATCTCCAAGGACCAGGCTCAGCAGGCTCTTCCTCAGCAGATGCTCGACACCGCCGACCAGCAGGGTGTCGCTACGACGACCGATGTCCAGGCTGAGCCTGACCCCCTCGTGGAGACCCCGCAGCCCATCACTGGCTTCGGCATGTACAAGGTCTTCGAGGCTGGAACAGGCAAGCAGCTCGTGGGCTACTGCATCCCCGGTCTCTTCGACCCGATGCAGGGCACCAACACTCCGACGCAGCTCTGGTTCAACGGCGGGCAGTTCGCTCTGCAACCCGAGATCAACGGCGTGATGGTGGCCCTGAGCTACAACCTGCCCGAGTCGCAGGAAGCCCGAGGAATGGGGGTCTTCTACAAGACCGACGGCAAGGGCATCATCGCTACCGTCCCCTACAACGTGCTGACCAAGGTCACCGTCGAAGGACGGGAGTACTACTCGGCCACCACCCAGGAAGGGGCCGAGGTCCAGCTCGTCATGAGCGAAGGACTCCAGAAGCCTGTGGCGACATCGCCGCAGGAGATCGCCATCCCGATGGACTTCTCCTTCCTCGCCTTGGATGGCCAGGTGCAGCTGGACGGAGCGCAGGAGCAGCCCGTCGGAGTCCCCGGAGATCCGACCGGGGGAGTGGAGCAAGCAGCTCCGGCCGACCCGATGCAGCCCGCCCCGGGCGGCAAGAAGCCGGTCAAGCTCAACGGCGGAGCCAGTGATGTCTCCGGACAGGCTGCTCAGGACCCGATGGCCCAGGCCAAGAAGGCGTCCATGCCGACCATGTGCGAGATCCGCGCGTGGCGGAATGACCGAGGGCCTGGCGGCGGAATGCGTCTCTCTGGTCCGGTCTTCGAGAAGAACGGCTCCGGCACCTACGACTGGGTCGACGGCATCTTCTGGCTCGCTGCTGCTGGCATGCCCCAGAACCTCTCGCTGGCCTGTATCGAGAAGGCAGCCAGCTCGGGCGAGGTCATCCAGATGTACGGTCTGCGGCAGCTCACGCCGCATGCCCCGGGTCTCCTGAAGGACGCGACAGCCGAGGCAGTGGCGGATCTAGTTGGAACGCACATCCCCGAGCGTCCCTGTCTGCTGAAGGAAGCAATCGCCCTCGGCCACAGCAAGGAGGCCAGGACCCTCGTGGGCACCGATGCCATCGACAACCTGCTGGCCCTGAACTTCGTGAACACGGAGAATGTGCAGACCTTCGTCGAGCACATTCCGCACCTCGAGGAGACGGCCTCCAAGCTGGCCGGTCTGGTCTTCGCGACGCAGCTGGGATTGCAGAGTGTCCCCAAGCAGGCGGCCATTCGAGCGATGGAGTGCCTCGAGGGTGTCATCACCGGTCTGAAGGCGCTCCAAGACTATAAGCTGTAGGGTGGTGGCATGGCACATCCTGCCGCCTTCTATGCGCGCTACCTCCTGACCGTCTCGGAGGACCCTACAAGAAAAGGGGTCAACGCGGAGCTGAAGAAGCTGGGACTCGTCCCTCTCAAGGAGGGCGAGTACGCCGAGATTCGACAGGGACTCCCAAGGGAGCCGGACGACTTCCGTCCCTGGGATAAAGCCCACCGTCCATCAGTCAGGTGGCTGAGGACTGCCAAGATCTACAGCCTTCTTCACAGGGACGGACCAGTCCAGGAGGTCTTCACAGGCATCCTGCGGGACCGGCGGCTCCGAGAAGATGTGGAGAGGATGCTGATTGGAGGAGTGCTCCCCCTCGAGGTCTCCTACCGACTCCAGCAGGTGGGGAAGAAGGCGTCTCCCACGGCCATCGCCGAGTTCCGCCACTACTTCTGGAACGTCGACGGCATGGGCGTCGCGGACTGGGTCCTGTACTTCGCTTCTGCCCCTGCCAGCTCCCGGACTGGCCATTTGGAGAGGGACTACTCCGCAGCCCTTCTTGGGGGGCCGGAACTGGCTCTCTACCGGACTGGGATCGAGTCGGAGCTCAGCACCAAGGACATGATGGAGGGTCTGATGCGAGAGCTGTGGTTCACCTTCAAGGAAGTGAAGACGCTCCCACTCTCAGCTAAGAAAGTCGAGATGCTGTCCAACCTTACGCGTGGAATGACCCGGGTCGATGAACGACTCCAGGCCAGTGACACCGCGCTCCAGGATGTCCTCAAGCAGTTCGAGAAGTTCAAGGTCCAGCATGATACGAGTACTCTCCCTGGCTTGCACGACCTGGCACCTGCCGGTACCGTGAGCAGCAAGACCAGGGGAGAAATCCTCCTTTCCCGCGAGAACTGAGCAAATGCGCCCCACTCCTTCTGACATGGTCCGTACGCAGGCAGGAAGCCTCGCCCCTCGCCCCGAGTGGGCAGACAGCCTCAGCAAGAACATGAAGCGCGGCTACGTCGACTTCCAGAAGGTGGAGTTCGTCCCGCCGCCCCCGCGAGAGGAGATCGACACAGATTTCCTGCGTGTGGAGGTCGTCTTCCGGGAGAACGACGACGTCATCTTCCAGCTCTTCCCGAAGACCAAGGCCTTCCCGAAGGACTCGAGGCTCGCTCGCACCTTCTTGGCCGAGGCCCTCGAGGCGCACTTCGGAGACACTACCGACTTCGAGGGCGGGTACACCCCCGAGCTCGAGAGCTGGGCTATCAAGGCCAAGGGCCTGCAGCAGCATGTGTCCTACGCCCCCGAGCATCACATTCACGGCTTCGTGCAGCTCCTGGCAGCAGCGCTCGCCGAGCTGGAGTAGAAGATGGCCATCCGCGTTCGTACCTTCCGAGACACCGGCGAGCTCAAGGACTTCCTGGAAGACAACGAGCTGGGCCAGGAGGACTTCAAGTACCTCGGCCAGAACAGCTCGGGTCACCTCGAGATCCTGTTCGACGATGCCGAGGAGATCTTCTCCCAGGCAGCGGGCGCTGCGGGGACCGTGACGCTCGCCGATGGTGAGCGGTTGCACACCGTCTGGTGCGTCGGTGCGACCAGTGCCACCGTCGAGATCTTCGGTGGCACTGCCATCCCAGTGCCGGCTGGTTCGTGGTTCTCCCACAACTTCAAGGGCAAGCTGAAGGGCAACGCGACGAAGACGATCGTCTTCACCGACACCACCAGCTACTTCGTCACGAGCATCGACCGCAGCTGACGCTTCCGGTTGCGCCACCTGGGGCGACCGAAGGCAGGCACTTTCCTCCCCGCAGCAGCCCTCTTCTTGAGGACCGTGTTGCAGGGCTGGATTCTATGCGCCGGAGAGAGGCCGTACTTCTCCAGTGCGTCGATGTGCTGGGCGGTGCCATAGCCCTTGTGCTTCTCGAACCCGTAGACCGGGTGTTGTTTCGCGAGTTCGATCATCAGGTCGTCCCGCAAGATCTTGGCAAGGATGCTGGCGGCTGCCACGATGAAGAAGCGGTCGTCTGCCTTGTGCTCGAGCCGCTGGTCCCACAGGCAATCGTTCAGCTCCACGTCTCCGTCAACGATGAGCTGTAGAGGAGACACCCCGTCCTCCGTGGTGGCTCCGTGTACTGCATCCTCCCAGGACTTCTGACGTGCCTTGGCGTACCCGTACTGGTTGATGAAGTCGACATCGGCATGTCCGATACCGACCGATGCCCCGCAGTCCACGAGGAAGCCAGTGAGCTCAGTCCTCAGTCTCTCCCTCTGGGGTCCAGTTGTCTTCTTCGAGTCCTTGACCGAGGACATCGGCCAGTGAGCGATCAGCCTGTGGGGCGGAAGGTCGACTGATAGGCTGCAAGCCACGGCCGTAATGGGGCCCGCAAGGGCCCCGTATCCAACCTCATCTACTCCGCAGTAGATCATGAGCTTCCACAGTCGCAGTGCATGGCGTACTCCTTAGTCGTCGTCGCAGAAGTCATCTGCTGTGTGTAGAGGGGGGAAGTCAGGCTCGTGCTTGAACTCCAGAGGGGGTGGCTTCAGCTTGCGGCGAGCGCGCCGTAGCCGACCTCGTCCACGCCTGAGTAGAGTGGCAAGATCCATCTCCTCCCCTTCATAGGGGTTTGTGTTCTGAAGGGGCCCCAGCCCTCGGATGAGGATGAGGGCTTTGATCTCGTAGCCTTTGCGCCAGCTTCTCTGGTACTTGGCGTCGTTTACCTCGGCCCAGAAGCGGAGCTGCTCCCTAAGAAGAGAGGCCTCTTCCTTGAGGACCTTCTTCAGGAAGACGATGTGGAGTACCCACGAGAGAGGATCGGCCTGCGGCTTCAGCTCCCATCCGTAGATGTCTCCACCGAGTGCCCTGTTCATGGAAGCCATGAACAGGGCAACCCAGCGGAGAGAAGCGAGCTCCGTGCTCAAGCAGTGGCCTCGGCCATGCCCGCTACCGCCAGTGCCGTCGACAGTGCCGTCGACTCTGGGGCTGCGGGCTCCTCCGTGACTTCCTCCACGAAGAAGTGGTCCCAGAGGTAGACGCCCCGCTCAGCGTGGATGGCGCACTCACCGAGGAGGTGGGTGTCCTTCCACCGGGAGTGGAGGGTGCTGAAGTACTCCGGGAGCTCCCCCGGACCCCCATCCTTCCGGAAGATGTGGGCCAGGTTGGCGATGAGGTTCGCCTTGTGGAACGGCGGGAAGAGCCGAGCGTGCACGTTCCGGGGGCCGCGGTCCGTATCTACCCGCACGGTGAGGTACGGGAGGAGGAACCAACCACGACGGCCGTACTCGATCGTGCAGCCATAGCCGACCGCGTATCCCTCCAGCTTCGTCGCCTTCATGCTCTCGTCCCGGGTCGGCGTCCAGAGGTGGGCCGGACGGAGCCGATGCCCCCGAGCCCCGAGTTCGGGGTCTGCGCCCCGAGGGTAGACGAGGCCATCGACCACCTGAAGGTCTCCGCCATCGATCGGGAAGTCCTCGAGGGCATCCTCGAGGGCGGGGAGCAGGTTCTCGTCGGTCGAGAACCTTCGACCAATGTGGGCCGAGAACAGTTCGGACTTGCTGCTGAGGAAGTGCATGAGGATAACTTCTCCCTCCTCCTGGACGTAGGGGCCGTACCGCCCGACGCCTTCACGCCGGGCTTGGAATCGAACCTCTGAACCGACTGCTGCAATATACTTCATGGGAGCCTCCGAGCTTCCTCTGGGTGAACTTGAGCATGGCCATGTCTGACCACTCCCTTATGCAGGTACTTGCGTGACCTTTGCTGAAGACCAGAACGTCTATACCGAGCGTCTCGGAGACTGGAAGACGCTCGATTACTTCGAAGACTGGGACTACGAGGAGCCTGCTCCAGACGTTCCCGACTGGGAACACTCCCAGTTCATGCAGGAGAGGCAAGCCCAGCTCCACATGACCTGCTCGCAGTTCGTCGAGAACTCCGTGGTGATGCCGGACCCGCGCACACGGAAGCTCGAGCCCTTCTCCTTCGACGAGCGGAGGTACCTGCGGAGGATCTACGACACCAACCACCGTCGTGTCCTCATCATGGCGGGACGACAGGTGGAGAAGAGCTCCACCCTGAGCTTCCGCACCCTGGGAATGAGCTGCCTCATTCCCCACTTCAAGACCCTGTACGTCTCGCCCTCAGCGATGCAGACGAAGCAGTTCTCGAAGGACAGGCTGAAGGAGACACTCGAGACCTGCCCAGTCGTGCGGACCTGGTTCCCGCCCCACATGACGGACAACGTCTTCGAGAAGAAGGCCATCAACCGGAGCAACATCCTGCTCCGCTACGCCTTTCTCAACGCTGACCGTTGCCGGGGTATCTCGGCCGACATGATCCTCCTGGACGAGATCCAGGACTTCCTCCTGGACAACATTCCGGTCATCGAGGAAGCAGCCTCTCACTCCCCCTACCGGTACTTCGTCTACTCAGGCACGCCGAAGTCGCTCGACAACCCCATCGAACACCTGTGGTCCAACTCCAGTACCCAGAACGAGTGGGCGGTCCCCTGTAGGCGGCACGGCACTCCCAAGGTCTCCAGCACCTGGCACTGGAACATCCTCGGAGAGAACAGCATCGGGAGGAAGGGAATCATCTGCGACAAGTGCGGTGGACCCATCCACCCGAACGACCCAGATGCCCAGTGGGTGCGGACAGGCTCCCCGGACCCGGACCTCAGTGTCTTCGAGGGCTACCGCATTCCGCAGCTGATGGTGCCCTGGATCTACGGGGACCCGGAGAAGTGGAAGGACTTCCTCTCCAAGTACAACGACTACCCCCGTCCCCGCTTCTTCAACGAGTGTCTGGGTCAGTCCTTCGACAGTGGACAGCGTCCCCTGTCTCGTAAGGACATCCAGGACAACTGCGACCCAGAGATGTTGCTGGACCCGGAAGGGGTAAAACTTTGGCGTTCCAAGCTGTCAGGAGTCCCGCTTTACGGAGGGATCGACTGGGGGCAAGATTCCTCGAGCTCGTACACCGTCTTCTTTGTGGGCGGGTACATGCAGGGAATCTTCCGGTGGTTCTTCTGTCACCGCTTTGCAGGAGCGGAGTCGGAGCCCAAGGCACAGATGGCCAAGATCTGCCGCATCATCGACACCTTCAGCATCCAGCGCGTCGGGGTCGACCATGGTGGTGGCTACTGGCCCAACGATGAGCTCATGCGGAAGTACGGCTCGCAGCGCATCGTGCGCTTCCAGTACTCCCAGCCCAACGTCTTCATGCGGTGGGACGACAACCTTGGTCGGTACTTGGTTCACCGCTCCGAGGTGATGAGCGCCATCTTCAACGCCATCAAGCGGCGGACGGTGATGAGGTTCCCTGCCTGGAAGCACTTTGCCCAGCCCTACGCCGGCGACATGCTCTCCATCTTCTCGGAGTACAACGAGCGGATGCACATGACGCAGTACAAGAAGTCGCCCAACAACACCGACGACTCTTTCCACTCCATGCTGCTGGGCTTCCTGGTGTCGATGATCGACCAGCCCCGACCAGACATCTTCGTTCCCAGTGCCCGGATCGACCAGCAGCTGAGTAACGCCTAAGAGAACAGCCCACCTTGTAGGGTGGACTGTCTCTCGGCCGAAGCCACCAGCGTCAGCTGGCGGCCGCATCGGCCGCGGCCTCCTTGACGGCCTTGGCCGCCGCCGCCTTGACGGCCGCCTCTGGATCCCAATCAGCCTTGGCCGCCTGGACGGCCCTGGCCTCCGCCGCCTCCTCGCCCTTCGATCGGACCTCCTTGGCCCGATCGGCCCAGCGACTCTGGGCCGCGGCCGCGCGGGCGTCCAGGACCTCGGCGTCCTGGGTGAGCCAGAAGACGCCCTCCACAGTACAGGCGACGCCGACGGCCACTCCCGCCTTGACCGGGACCGACGCGACAATGGGATTGCCGCGGACGGCCATCCCCAAGGCCGGCAGGCCCTGGTCGAGGGCTGTGTAGGTGACGACGCCAACGGCGACGGGGCGACCGAGGTCGCCGAGGCCCCGGTGGGTGATGGCGTCGGCACGGGACATGAAGTTCTTGAGACCCATGAGGTTCTCCATTGTTGTTGTTGTTGGGTGCTTCGGTTTCCCTGGGCACTACTCTTATGGCGGTAGTGCCTCCGCTTTTTGCAGCTTTTGGGGCCCCTTGGGGCCCCTTCTGAGGCTACACAGCCCCGTAGAGCACTGCCCCGACGGTGAAAGCAGCCGTCAGGCCCTTTCCACTGATCTCCAGGGCCTTTCCCGTGAGGGCGTTGGTCCCGTGCACGGCTCCGGCGTAGGCCAGCATCGTCCCCGCTCCGCAGAGGAGGGTGCCCACCTGCAGCCCCTTCTCTTCGCTGACATCCATGAAGCTGCTCCGACGACCGCGCAGGTGTGCAGCGTCCAGCTGGGCACGGAGGTCCTCCATCCCCGCGTTGAGGGTGTCGATCTTCTCCTCCAACTCCTGGAGGTACTCGATGACCTGCGCCGCCTCTTCGCTCTCCGTCCTGGCGGCCTTCATCGTTCCCTTGAGTCCTGCGATCTGCCGCTTCTGGTGAGCCAGCAGGTCGGAGAGGGCAGCGAGCTCCTTGGGGTCAACTTGCTGCGAGCGCAGCACCTTCAGCTCCTCGGCGAAGCCCGCGAAGTTGTCCTTCATGTTCTGCTCGAGGGCCGCCAGCTTGTCTGCAGGTGCCTTCCGCTTCGGAGCCTTCCGCTTCGATGCGGCCTTGATCTTGGCAGCATTCTCGGCGAGCTCTTCAGCCACGTTGGTCGAGGGCATGGAATCTCCTGGTTGTTGGTTCCAGAAGACTTATGCCGGAACTACCTGCCTTTCCGCAGGACCTGTTTCAGGACATCCACAGCAGAAGAATCCAAGGCCCCAAGGCGTACCAGGGACGCGTCCATGTCCAAGCTGTAGAGGTCGGAGTAGCAGACAGCCGAGACACGGAGTCGTCGTCGTCCCTCCGCAAGTTCTCGATGAAGGTCCTGCATCTCCAGGCTTGTGGAGTAACGGTCGTTGCCTACAAGGCTGGCAGTCATCGCCATGCAGAGGCGCAGATAGGGCACCCAGGGCTTCGGATCTTCAGTCGCCTCTCGGAGTGTCTTGAAGTCTTCTTCGGAGATGCGAAGGAAGACCTGTACCCAGTTCTGGATCTCTGCCGGGTCCCAGGAGGCAAGCTGCAGCTGCCCAAGACAGGCCCTGTGCAGGTCCTTGGCGTAGGACAGCCCCATCCCCAGGGGTTCGGACTTCGCATCCAGCATCCGCAGGACCACCTGCATCTGCCCTTCTAGCTTCGTGATGCGCGCACGAGCACGCATGAACTCCTTCCGGGTGAGGCGGGAGCCCTC